AGTCAGCCGAAAACTGACCCGTCCCACGCAGTCCGGTGATAGCAGCCATGTTTATTACTCCTTGAAAAGTTGATGGCGTTGGTTTGCGTGTTTCCAGTCTTTCGACTCAACTCCAACCAGATTAGCGTGCAGCATTTTGGTCTCGTCTCGTCTTTTCTCATGTCCCGCATTTGAGGCCGTAGCGTCTGTGGGACATGAGACAATTTTTTACCATAAACGTGAATCCGTCGTCCCTGTTACACCATGTTTCGTTTCTTCATGATGTCTTGGGTGACGGTGTCAATGAATGCTTGGTTGGCGTCTGCGGCGGGGGCGCGACCATTGGCTGTCGGCTGCGTGCCGACGTTGCCAGTGAAAGCTGTCCGACGCTGGGCCATCAAGCGCAAGCGTTCCATCTCACCAGAGTTCATGTTGTTCCGAAAATCGGACACAACCTTGTCGGTGAGACGAGGGTCAACAAAGTCCTCGATGGTGTAGCCACGTTCAAAGGCGTAGGTAAAGAAGTCGTTTTCGGCCTCGTCGGGAAGCTGATACCTCTGTTGGGCGCTGTTCAGGTTATTGGCTGCCATTGAGCGCATGTTCTGAACTTGCGCTTGGTGGGCATCAACAACTTGCTGCTGAACTTGGCCTTGTACGCCTTGAGCCTGCTGAAGAATCTGCATCATCATCTGCTTCAGTTGGGCGTTGTCGTTTTGCAGGGCGGTCATTTGAGCCGCTGCTTGACGGTAGGCCGGAGGCAGAGAGATTGCGTTTTCTTGCTCCCATTGCTGCATAGCCATTTCCATGTCATGCGGCACTGGGAGGCCAACTTGCGTTGGCTGAGTGGGCTGCCCGCCCATCTGGGCGTTGTGCACCATGGCGTTCAGGGCGGTCTGCACAAGCTGAACCACCTCGGCTGGGCCGACTTGGTAGCCTTGGGCGGCAGCCGCCTCCTGAATCTGAGTAGCCATTTCCAGCAGTTGCTGGTTGGGAGCCACTTGCGTTTGATGGCGATAGTTGAGATCGCGGTAGCGCTGGAAGGTGTCCTTGATCTGGTTGGGTGAGAGACGACGCATTTGTCCGTCTCCAAAGTCAACGTCGATGAAGGTCATCGCATCCATGTTGGACTTGTCGCCCTCAGTTTGAGGTGACGCAGTCGCAGCCGCTTTTTCCATAGCGGTCGGTTTTTCTTGTGGGTTCTTTGGGTCTGCACCGGGCGTGTTCATCGCTTGCTGCTGCGCTTGAGCGGCCTGCTGCTGCGCTTGTTGCATACCCTGTTGTGCTGTGCCAAGCGTTTCATTGACGACGCTGTCGATGAAAGTTTGGTCTTGCTGTTGGTCAATACCTGCCATTTTTTTCTCCTTGTCAGCCGTAGCGGACGTTACATGCCAGCCGTAGCGGGCGGTTCTATGGTGCTGCCAGTTGGTTCTTTCGACATTGCTGCTTCCATCAGCACGTCGTTCTCAAGACGAAGTCTCAAGGCCATTGGCAGTTCGAGCAATCGGCGAGCAGCCCACATGGCTCCCCTCCGAAAATTGATTTCTTCTAGCGTCATGTTGGGGGACTCGGCAATGTTGTAAGCAGCACGCAAGATGTCGTCTTGCATTGCCTGCTTTGCGTAGGCCCAGCCTGCGCTTGCTTCGAGTTCTTGGACGGCTTTCAGCGCGTCCTTCGGTTTCATTTGCCCCATTTGGTGTATACCCCTAGAGCGATCACGCTGAGAATGCCAAGCGTGATCCACTTGACGAATGTTGCAAGCATGGTTTTCCTGACGTCGCGCCATCCATCAATAAGGTCGCGCAAGTCCGCAATGTCTTTGCCAGCATTGTCGTCGTGAAGTCCGACCTCTCTGAGAGCTTGTTGTGCGCCTTCGCGTGCGGCTTCTTTGAGGAGGGTCTGAAGTTTTTGTTCATCCAATTCCATGTTAATAGTCCACATTGTTGGCGTCCCAGAGAATGACGGGAGTCTCAAAAGGTTCAGTTGTTGCGTATTCCTCTACGCAGATTTGAGGCATGATAGCCAATGTATCGCCACCATCAAAGCGTTTGATCCAGCTTGGTGAACCGGCTTGATCGTCGAGCAAGTAGATGTTGGTTCTGAAGTAGCCGTTTGGATGGTAGTTTACGACGCGCCAGCGCACTGGACGCCGTCTTCCTTTGCCCCAAGACGGAACCTCAGTTTTGAATACTCGGTATCCGTCTGAGTCGTATTCTCGATGGAACTCCCAGCCGTAGGCTTCCTCTCCAAACTGCCACATGTAGCGGAACATCATGTAGTCGTTTCTGACGGACACTCCATCTGAGGCAGAACCGCCACGATACAGGTAGCAGCCAACGCGGACTCTGATGATGCTGTTGTCTGAGACGGGTGTGTAGTTCATGTACATGCCGTCAGGGAGCGATGCGCCCGGAGCATCCGGCCTGTCGTAGTCATTACTGATGGTGGCAAGGCGCGGCTTTGGCGTGCTCATGAACAAAGAAACTCGACGCAGCAAGTTTCCGACTTGCCGCTCTTGAAGGAGTGGGGAGTCGTGCGATGCGTGAATCGAGTTCTGTGCAAACATGGTCAGAAATCCAAGTTCTTTTCATCCCAGCGCATAACGGCTGGTTTCCCGGGTTCAGTGTTTTCCCACTCTTCAATCGTGAAGCGACGCAAGTACGCATCAATGCGAGCGCCAGTGAAGGCAGCGTAGTTGTCACCCGGGTGAAGGTTGACCGTATTTCCATCCCAGCTTGCAGCGCGAATCGAGACGGGTTTCGTCATCCCTTTGCCCCAAGACGGCATATCCCACGTCCATTCGTCAACTGAGTCCATCGCGTAGGCGGTCTTGTAGTAGGTGTTGATGCCTCGACCATCAACCTCGCAGTCGATTGAGTAGCGCTGGTATGTCGTGTCGCGGTAAATGTAGCCAGAGCACATGACGCGAATCAGGCTGTCTTCTGCAACGGGGGTGTAGTTGATCCGCCAGCCATCGAAGTGTTTTGCGTTTTGCTGGAACCAACATGAGTTGCCGCTGAAGTTTGGAAGCGCAACTCCATTGTCGGTGTCTGGTTTGGCGGGTCGAATAAAACACAAGCGCCGAAGGCAGGTGTAACCTTCCTCCCGGCGCTCTGTTTGAGACGACGGCACTCCTGCGAAGATGTTGTAGCCGTCAGCCATCTAGGCTCTCCTTATGCCAAGCCGACTTCTGCCTTGGTCGCTTCGCGATCACGGAAAAACGCTGGGCAGTATTTGGCTACTGAGTCGAGTTCCTCTTCGTCAGTGATGACAGACCAACCGATTTCAGCGGGCTGATCGGGGATGGTCACGTTGGTGTCAATGAAGAAGTAGCACTTCCCATTGACGCCATTCATACCAAGAGAGACGAAGCCTTCGGCGACATTGCAGTGTGTCTTTCCGTCAGGGGATTTGTATCCGTAGATTGCCATTTGTTTTCTCCTTAGACGATGATCTGCATTGGCGAGTATGTGTTAGCGCCATCAGGGCGACCAGACATGTAGTTGCCTGAGTCGTAGCCGCACCAGTGAACCACGCCATCTTCATCCAGCGCCATCCATGCGTTTTCAAGCGTAGAGCCGGAGTGGAAGCCTTGAACCGAGATGTGGCGAATATGATTGCCGGAGCGATTGGTGAAACCAACTCGACCATACTGAGTTTGCGGGGACGCGCTGTTGGGTCGAGCAAGCGTTGGTTGTTGATGTCCTGCGGTAAACGCAGCGCCATTGCGGCGGTTGATGCGGTCGTTTTTGTTGGCATGCGCCAATACGACAATGTTGTTGTAGTAGTAGGTGGTGCTGGTTGTTTGGCCCGCCCACTGAACGTCAGACACCCATTGAACCTTTTGGTTCAGCACAGGGACTGCGCGGTCGGTGGTATCGCCAAGGCCGAGCAAGCCGACGTTGTTCCGGCCCCATGTGTAGAACGTGCCGTCTTCGCACAGGGCGGCAGACGAACCGTAAACGCCACCGCCGCACCAGCAGTCGATGACGCGCTTGTTGGTATCTACGCCAATGACGTTGACTTGCGTCGGGGTGGAACGAGAGGTCGCTGAGTTGTCACCCAACTGACCGTAGCCGTTGTAGCCAAATGAGTAGAGACGACCATCGGCGCGGAGAGCAAGAGTCCAACCGTTTGCGTTGGATGAGTCGCCGCAGATGGCAACCTTCACGACAGCGCCGCCAATGTTGCAGAGAGTCGGTGTAGAGAGGTTGGTTACCGTACCGTTGCCGCACTGACCAGAAGTGTTCAGGCCACAGAGGTAAAGCTGATTGTCGTTGGTGATGAAAGCAACGTGGTAGCCGCCGGTGCGAACGCAGCGGACGTTTTGGTTGAAGACCGTGATCTTGGTTGGAGTAAGGCGGTTGTTTGTGTCGCCGTGACCAAGCTGACCATAGTTGTTGTAGCCCCAAGAGTAGACATCTCCGTCTTCCATCAAGGCGTAGACAGACAATGAGCTTGCACCATGGAACTGAACGTGCAAATAGCGCACGGGGCCAGCGTCAATAGGAAAGTCAACCTTGCGGAAGAAGGCACGATTGGAAACTCCGCCATCGCCTTGTTGGCCTTGAACGCCATAGCCAGTGCTGTAAATCGTGCCATCAGTGGTGACGACTGCGGTGTACTCGTAGGCTGAGACGACCTGTTTGATGTCAAACATTTCGTCTTCGGAGAACTCAATGCCTTCGTTCGTGTAGTTGTAGAGGGAGGGGCGGTACGGTATGCGAGCAGTGCCGGAAATGTCACCGTTACGACCGTTGGATGGAGAACCCCAAGTCCAGAAGCCGCCATCAAATGCTACGACCGAGCCGCCGCGATATGCGTAGCCGGGTTCTTGTGCAACGTCCCAAGTGCCTGCGTTGGCTGCAACAGGGAAAGTTGTGGCGTCTTCGATGTAGTTGCCGAGGCGGTTAGTTGGGACTGTGGAGATGGTGACCGGGGTAGCCGCTTGGCTGCCGTCGGGTTGGGTGTACTTGCCGCCTTTGTTGACGGAAAGGTCGGGGTTCATGCCGACGTAGTTGTTGTTGAGCGCCTTGATGCGGGTGTGCGGTTTTGCGCCGGAGAACTGCCAAGACGGAGCGCCGCTCTTGATGGTCAGTTGCGAGCCTTCTGCGCCAGCGCCAAGGCGAGCCTGAGCACCACCAGCGAAGACGACCATGTCGCCGTTGGTGGTCATGGGGGTTGTCAGTGCAGCCGTGATAGCGGCAATGTCGACCACAAACTCAACTTCAGCGCCATCGCAGTAGACCCAGCCGCGCTGGCCTGCGTTGATCTGCACATAGTCGTTTTGAGTTGAGGTCTTGATTCGGATGGGGATGGTGAGTCGGTTGTCGATAACGCTTGACCACCCGGTGTTGGGGGCAGTGACGCTCACGTTGCTGGCAGTGAAAGTGCCTGCTTGTGGCTTTACGACAATGACTTCTTTTTGGACTTGGTCGGTTGACAGCGTGATGGCTGCCGTACCGGGAGCGGGTTGCATGATGATTTCCGCAGGACGTGCGGCTGTATCAATCAACTCCAAAAGAGCGTCTGCGCCCATGAGGCGCTCGACTGCCGTGGACAGATAAACAAGGTCTCGCGGAGTTGCGGACGATGCGCCAGTGGCGGCGGCTAGAGACGTGCCACGGGTCTTGATGGTTTCTACGAGTTCGCGAAGCGATGCTGTTGACATTTTTGGCTCTCCTTAAAGCACGTCAATTCCGAGTAAGGCATATTCCTCAAGCAAATCCAAACGAGGCTCTGACTGCGCCCGGAATAGTTGAACTTCTGATAGCAACGCATTGCCGTCGAAGATCATTGACCATTTCGTTTGATCGAGAACCGCGCCCCCTGTATGAGAATATAGACAAACCCATACCTTGTCGTCGTCCTCGACCATGTCGAGACGATTGTAGGACTCGCCGGAGGCGTATGGCCCCTTCTGGCGGAAGAAATATTGGTTGGTGTTGATCCACCCTGCGTTGGGATCGGTGAATGTGCCGAAGCGACTTTGGACGTATCCGGTTGTCTCGTTTACCCTAAATTGAAGAGTGGTTGGGTTGAGCGATCCGGTGGCGTCAAAAATCTTGTCGAGCAGTGCGGGCAGCGTGATGTCACCCTTTTCGCACGCTTCGAGGTAGGTGTCGAGGACGTGAACTCCCGTTCTGGATGAACGAAGTTCAAGTTGCTCGCCTTTTGGTCTGGTAAAAGCCATTATTTCACCTCGTGCTCTTCGATGAACATAAGCAATTTGGCCTTAGTCAATGTGAACTTGTCGTCCTCCTTGTAGCGTTTCTGGAGGTACGCCACTGTGTCGGACAGCGTTTGTATTGTGGCACAGTGCTCGCATGCGTTGGATTGCGGAGCGGCCTGCGGGATTGCGGCGATGGCCTCTTGAATGAGAGCCTTGATGTAGGCGCGACCGTTCGGGGTCAAGCCGGACATGGACTCAAGTTGCGATGCGCGTGGGGTCGTCATCTTCTACCTCCTTGTGCTTGGCTCAACGGAATGATGTTGCCCTTCTGGGCCTCGGCGGCAATCTGCTCTTCCGGCATGACCGAAGCGCCGCGCATTTTTTCCATGAGCGCCATTTGCTGGGAAGGAGACGGGCCTTGGGCCTGATCTTCCTTAGTGATTTTGAATTGGTCAAGGTCGCTCACGCCCATGGCGCGGATGGCTTCCTCGGCGATCTTGCCCATCTTGTATTCCATCTGGAGGCCGGACTGCCCCATGATCTGGATCATGTTCAGCCACGTCTCAGCGTTGCGGGTTGGCTCGATTGGCAGCGTGCCGTCCACGACGAGGTAGTCAATTTCACCTTGGAGCATGGTGGAGTCGTAGTCAACGTAGCCGTCTTGAACCATGCGGGTGAGTTCGGACGGGGCGTCTTGCTGGTTGAGACGAAGACTGCCCTCGACGTTCAGCGCGTCTTGGATGTTGGCGACCATCATGTTGACCATGGGGCGCACGGTGGTGGCAGACATGACGCGAGCCAAAACGCCGAGGCGTTGGGAGCCGAGTTGCGTCAGGCGCTGGATTTCCGTGGCGGTGCGGATACCGTCGCTGGTCGGCACACCTTGCTGGGCGTCGCTGGCAGCGGAGATGCGCTGCTTCAGGTCGGACATGGCGGCAATGTCGTTCCAGTGACCACGGGTGACATCTGGAATTTCCGCGATGAAGACGCCGTCACCGGGCTTCGCACCCGGCATGGTGCGCACGACGCCCCACGGGTTGCGGTCAATCAGGTCAGGCACGGAAACCTGCGTTGGATCGACGAAGACGAGGTTGTTCAGGGCCGCCTGCACGTTGTCGATTCGGCTGCGCAGCAGCCAAGTCGAGACTTCGTGAAGCGGGAGCAGCAGGTCGTAGAGCGACTGGCTGTAAGTTTTGTGGCTGTCGTAGTACAGGCCGCCAATGGTGGTCGGGAACTGCTGACCGTATGGGTTCAGTTGGAAGCGGATGACGGCGTGCTCATCCAAGACGGCGCAGACGAGCCAGATTTGCTCGATGCTCGGGATGCCAATCTCGTATCCGTTGAGACGAATCCAACATTCATCGAGCGTGCGGGCCGGGTCGAGTGTGAACTGGTAGCCGTTGGAGCCTGAGTTGCGGTCGATGGACTGATTGATGTTCAGGCCACGGCCTTCTTCTTTCCAGTAGTTGTGCGCGTCCCACCACGTTGCACGATGGATGGACTTGCGCAGGCCGGGGTACTTGTTGAGCTTGGGATACAGGCCACTGGAAACCAGCGCATTCGTTGAGACGAAGTCGCTGAAGATGATGTACTGCATGCGATCCCACTCGCCCCAGTTCACACGGGGATCAGGGAAAACCCTACGGGGATCGAAGTTGATGATCTGGTTCGAGTTGGACTTTGCGTCCCAGACGATCTTGGTCGGGGCAAAGCCGTAGCGCAGGCTGTCGAGCAGAAGCTGGGCAATGCGGGCTTCGCCAGCCGTGCGGCGCATCTGCTGGTGCAGCATGCGTTCGAGAATCAGGGAAGCGCGGCGTGACTTGCGGTTC